CTGCACCTCGCTGTCAATGATGCCGAAGCGCTTGGCAGCTGTGAGTGCCAAGCGGCTGATACTGTTCTGCGCCGCACGCGCCACGGTAAGGGTGCCATTCGCAGCACGACCAACGTCGTCAATCTCAGCTTGCGCGGCAAGGGCGGCTTCGACAAGAGCAACCCTCTCTGCGGCAGCTGCCCAAAGAATCTTGAACTCGGAATAGTGCGTCGCATCGCGCTCTTCGATAAGGCGAGCAAGCACTGGATTGATTGGTGTATCGGACATCGGTCCTCCTAAGTAAAGACTCACCACCGTGGCGGGATACCAAAGATCGTCCGGTGCGTTTGCAAGAATGCAAGGGAAACTTTTGTGGCAATCCACCAACTTGCGCGCACGGTCCGAGTCGTGGGTATTTCGCCCACCCGACAAAGGAGACTGATGTTAAGAAAAGGAACGGGTAAGACCACCCCGCAAGACGAGAAGCAAATCGAGGTAATCGGCTCGTTTTTCTTGGAGGAACTAACCCGCTACAAAGAGTTGGGGGTCTTTCAAGTAGAGGCGTTTGATCTACTCGTGCAACCGTCGTACAACCCGGGCCGTTGGCCTGTGTTGATTATCAGGATCGTGGCTCCAGAGTTCTGCCGGTCAAGCGGCAACGATTATCGCCACAACGAGACCGACCACGAGCTAACTGCAATCGGTGAAGCCGGTATGAACCTGGTTTACCAACTAAGCCGGTCCTTCACCGATCAACATCCGGAACACGGCAGGATTCGTATTGCCGTGTCTTCGATGAACAACTTGGAGTACGGCAACTTCATCTGTCAGGTGCCAGAAACACGCGACCTGACCATGTACCACAACGTTGGATGAAAAGACCCCCAGCACTTTGCTGGGGGTCTTTTTGTGTCACGCCTTTGTCACGCGTGACAGCTTGACCCTGTCACGCTCGTGTCACGCTCCCAGAAACAGAAATAGAAATAGAAATCTTGAACACGCCAGCAAGGGTCACTGGCATGGAGATCACCTTCGCCCCACCAGCCGACGTGTGGTCTACCAACCGGGACAGAAACCTTCACTGGGCACAGAGAGCCAAGCTGGTCAAAGCGTGGCGGCAATGTAGCCACGTCGAGTGCGTTGCGGCTGGGTTAAGTGAGCTGCCGCCTTCGCTGGTGACGATCTCGCTGCCGTTTGCCAGAAACGGGCGCCGGGACCCCATGAACTACGTCGGCACGGTCGTCAAAGCCGTGATCGACGGGATGGTGGACGCCGGATGTTGGCCAGATGACACTGCCGAGTTCGTCGAGATACGTCAGCCAGTGCTCGTGGTTGGTGGCGACGGATTAGTGCGGATCGCGGTTAGCCCATTGCACCATTGAGACAAGCGCGGACGGTATCCGTGCATGTCCAAGATTAAAAACCTTTACAAGGGCGACTGCCTCACCGAGCTCAAAAAGATCCCCGACTGCTCCATTGACAGCATCGTGACCGACCCCCCGTACGAACTAACGTCAGGACGCCCGCCTGTGGGCTTCGATCACTGCCTTCGCGGGGTCTTTCTTGAAGTCCAACTCCCACAACTCACCAACGCGGTAGCCAAGGCGCCGAAGTTCAGCAAGTTTGATCGCGAACTTCTTGACGTTGTGGGCCTGCGTCGCGTTGTGTTCGGAATAGACCCGAGGGTCGGCGTGCCAGTAGGTTCCGTTTACTTCGAGAGCAACCCCGTCTTCGAGCACGAAATCAATAACGCCAATGTAGCGGCCGCCATCACCACGGACCCCGACTTGTCGCTCGTAAACGATACCAAGACCGTCAAGAACAGCGGCAACTTTGTCCTCCAACTTCGAGACACGGGACACTCGCCCTTCTGCCAAGGCTCGTGCGGTTGCGTTCGACAACTTGCGCCTGGTCTCCTCGGAGTGCCCGTAGTTATTGGCGGCTATGCGCTTCGCGACGCCTTTGGCCTGTCCGCGCCGAGCACCGACCCTTCCAGCCTCAGTGACGGTATAGGGTGCGGCGACGACTCTCTTGGAGAGGCCAGTGGAACGGCCTTTGTAGTGGCAAGCCCGGGAGCAGAACTGGGCGCCGTGCTTGCCTTTGACGTGGCTCGCGGGGCGTTCGATCTCTTTACCGCAGACGGCGCAATGAAAGGTGACGAGTCGTTCGAGCTTCTTAGCCCGCAGCTCGTAGGAACACTTTCGGGAACAAGTGGTCTGCCGACCGTGTTTGAGACGACCGGGGTCAGCCAAGTAGTTGACCCCGCAAACTGGGCACTGTCGTTCGATCATCTTGTCCTCCCTGCGCAGGTTTTATCGTTCTTGGGTGACAACCGTTCGCGCGGGGGCTTTATGGGCAAGACCTGGGACGCAACAGGAATAGCGTACAGCGTCGAGATGTGGCGTGAGTGCCTACGAGTGCTAAAGCCAGGCGGACACCTGCTGGCGTTCTCCGGCTCTCGCACCTACCACCGAATGACCGTCGCCATCGAGGACGCTGGCTTCGAGATTCGTGACCAGATTATGTGGCTCTACGGCTCTGGCTTTCCGAAATCGCTGGACGTGAGCAAGGCGATAGACAAGGCTGCTGGGGCGGAGCGTGAAGTGGTGGGAAGCGATACTAAGGCTCGAAGCACCACCGGCAAATCGGCGCTGCCTTCAGTCGGTGGTGAAACTGAATACCAAACATGGGACATCACCGCACCAGCCACTCCCGAGGCTCAACAATGGCAAGGCTGGGGAACAGCCCTAAAGCCCGCCCACGAACCCATCTGTGTCGCTCGCAAGCCCCTGACCGGCACAGTCGCCTCAAACGTGCTGGAGTGGGGAACGGGTGCGCTGAACATTGACGGTAGCCGTGTTGGGACCGAAGAGCGCACCTACGACCTGACAATGACTTCGGGCAACTTTGAAACTACTGGTGGAAACAAGAACGAAAAGTCAGGCACTACGACCGTCACGGGTCGCTGGCCTGCCAACGTCATCCACGACGGAAGCGAGGAAGTGCTGGCAGGGTTTCCAAACGACGCAGGGCGCTTCTTCTACTGCGCTAAGGCAAGCAAATCCGAGCGCAACGCAGGGCTGGGGGGGCTGCCAAATGGGCCTATCTATCCAATGAATAACTCGATTGAGCGGAAAGAAATCAACAAAACAGCGCCAACAAAAGCCCAGAACTTTCACCCCACCGTCAAGCCCCTTGCCCTGATGCGCTACTTGGTCAAGCTGGTCACACCCCCAGGGGGCACCGTGCTCGACCCGTTCCTCGGTAGCGGATCTACGGCCGTCGCCGCGATCCTCGAAGGCTTTGACTGGCGCGGTTGCGAGATGACCGAAGAGTATTGGCCGATCATCGAAGCACGCGTGAAGTGGGCCAAGAAAGAAGCTGCCAAGCCCACCCAGGGCGAGCTGCCTATTTGAGTTTCTTTTGGCGAATGCGTTCGGCGTGGGCTGGCAATCCGGCCACGCCGTACCATCGACCAGCTTTCGAGCTGTTGCAAGTGCGACAAATCGGGCGCAGGTTCGACGGCCACAATGCTCCGCCCGCGACGATCGGTTTGACATGATCGACGGCTTCCATTGGGTCTTTGCAAATCCAACACAACCCACCGAAGTAGTCAATCCGGGCCATTAGTTGCGGGCCCGTGCAAGTGCCCTTGGCCATCTTCATTTTGTTGCGACGACGCGGACCGCCAACGTATTGCGTGAGGTGACTGCCACAGAACCCAAGACCACGGTGCGGGTCATTGCAGCCGGGCACCGAGCAACCGCGCGTCGGGTCATTCACGCGCACCGTCGGATCGCCGTGGTATCGAAACTGGCCGAAGTGGGGCATGCACATTCCGTGAGCAAAGCTGCGCTCATCGCACCCGGCCACCGAACACCGCCGATCTTTGATTGGCGTGGCCCGGCCACCTAACGGATCGCCGTAGGCGCGCCAGCGCTTGTTATGGGCCTGGCAGTAGCCATTGGCAAACACTTTCTTTTCGCAACCCTCGACTTTGCAAGGCACCACCTTCTCAGGAGCTTTGTTTTGCTTTTCGTGATAGCGGCAGTAGCGCCCGAGGCCAGCTTCTTGATCGCATTCAGTCTCGGCGCATTTGCGAAACTTGTACTCAGGTATTGGCGTGCCGAGCAACGGATCACCGAACCTCTGAAAGCGGTAGTAGTGGTGACGGCAATAGCCTTTACGCACAACTGGCCACAGACAACCCTCGACCGCGCAGCCCTCGCGTTTCTTCTCTAAGAACTCGCCGTGGACTTGCAACTGTCGGTAGTGCTTGTCGCAGCAACCTTTTGTCAATGACTTGCGAGTGCAGCCCGGAGCACGACAAAGTTTCTTCGGTTCTTGCGGTCTGGTGGCTTTGGCAGTGAGCAACGGGTCGCCGTATAGACGCCAACGCTTGTAGTGCTTTTCGCAATAACCCCGAGACTTTTTGAGCAGGTCGCAGCCCTCAACCGAGCACGGTTCTTTGGGCTTTCTTTCAGGACCTGGCACCCCACCAGTTTGCCCCATCGTTGCGACTTTGCATTCGATAAGTGTCACCCCGTGACACTCACAACGCAGCAACCGTCACGGCCATGCCCGCACCTTTCACTCCCCAGACCCCATCGCCCGCCCCGCACAAGCAGGCTGGCGTCGAAGCCTTGTTCAGCGCTGCCTTTACCGGCGGCGGCGTTTCGCTTGCCTCTTTGGTGGCCGCTGCCCACAGCGCGTTCCCGGCCCAGACCGCGGTAGCTGCTTCGGCCATCACCGCTGCTCTGGCCTTCTTGCGCAAGGAAGCCCCCTACGTCCGTGACGCTGTGAAGCTTTGGAACTCGGTACGCAAAGACGCCGCTGTGCAGAAGGCCGTCGCCAAGCTCGCGAACACCCAGGCATTCAAGGACGCCGTCAAGGCCGAAAAGGAATCTGAAAAGGCCGTCGAGTCGAACCCAATTGCCGACAAGCTCGTAGACGCCGCTGTTGCCGAAGTGAAGACCGCGGTCGAAGAAGCCGTCGCTCCCGCCGCTGGTCCGCAGGTTCTCTAATGGCTTGCGACTGCACTCTGTGCCGCCCGCTTCGCACCGCACCGACGCCAGTCGTTGAGGCAACCCCCAAGCGCAGCCGCAAGTCGGCAGCGCTACCCCTCGTCACGGCTGAAGCCGTAGTCGAGACCCGATCCAACGAGGAGTAAATGATGGACAAGTTGAACCTGGGCAAGGTGCAGAACCGCACGCTCACGATCCGCGAAGGCTTGCAGAGCCGTGGCGTCGAGACCGACGCCGAAGGCCGCAAGATTTACACCGCCCTTGCTTACGGCTACGACGACGGCACTGCCGCCACCATTGACACCTACGGCACCACGATGGCGCGCGGTGCGATGGCCCACGTCTCCCCAAACGACTTCCGCATTCTCGAATACCACCAGCAGAGCAAAGACCCAGTCGGCAAGCCCGTCAGCATCGAAGACACGCCCGAGGGCCCACTGGTTCGCTTTGTGTTTGCCGACACCGACCGCGCCCAAGAACTGCAGGGCCTCGTAGACGGTGGTTTCATCCGTGGCGTGTCAGTTGGTTTCATCCCGACTGACGGCTACGCACGCAAGGACGGCACCGTCGTCTTTACGAAGGTGGACCTCCACGAGCTGAGCCTGGTCAATGCCCCGAGCTCGAAGAAGGCCCTGATCGACCTGTCTCGTGAACTCGGCACCGACGAGGCCGACCTTGCCGACCTTTACGCAGACGTGATCCGCCCAGCTACGCCAGTCGAAGAAGCCGTGACTACGTCCTACCGTGAATACTCAGATCGCCGCCGTAAGACACTCAGTGCTGAGGGTATTGAGGCAGCCCAGGTGTTCGATCGTGCATACACAGTGGCTACGCCAGTCGAAGAAGCCCGCGACGCCATCACCGGCATCATCACTCGCGCCGGGTCCGACGACACCACGGCGGCTCTGTCGCTTGTGCTCCAACTTCTCACCATCATCGACACCGCAGCTGACGTGGCCCAAGACGTGGCCTCTGACGCGCTTGGTGTAGAAAACCCCGACGACGCCCAGGATGCGGCGCTCGAAGCTGGTGACTTAGACGACGACAACAGCGCTCTGGGGACCTCCCTGGAAATGGCAGCAACCGTCACCCCTGTTGAAACGGTCACCGTGGCCCGATCAACCCGACGCCGCCCCTGGCGCCGGTAGCCGCAACAAACCGGCCATCTTGTGAGGTGGTCGGCGGTTGTGACCACAGCGGCGAAACAACCGTCAACCCCAAGACCAAGGAGAAATCCCATGAACCGTGAGCAACTGCTCGCAGAGCTCAACAAGGTGGCCGCCCGCGCTGCCGAGCTTCGTGGTGCTGAGACCCTCGACACCGTCGCCCTCGACGCCGCCGAGTCCATCCGCACTTCGCTGCTCAATGCGCTCGCCGCCCTTGACGCCGCTACCCCGGCTGTCTCCATTGTCCCCGCTGCCGCTCCTGCGACGCGTTCGACCGTTGCCCGCAAGGCCATCGAGTCGGGTGTCTTCGCTCGTGCTCTCAACGGTGACAAGTCGTTCGAAGCCGTTATCGACATCTCGGATGTTCGTGACGCCCTCGACATCTTCACCGACCCGAACGGTGCCTCTGGCTCGTCGCCCATCGTCGCTCCGGACTACCTGACCGACATTGCGCTGAAGCCTGTTGCCCCGCTGACGCTGCTCAACTACATCCCACAGTCGAACACTCAGTCCGACACCGTGGTCGTGTTCGTTGAGACCGGCTTCACCGACAACACGGCTCCTGTCGCTCGTCGCGCTGGTTCGCCTGCTGACTACACCGCTTACACCGAGTCGGGTATCACCTTCACCCGCCTCGTGCAGACGGTTTCGAAGGTCGGTACGGTCTTCCGCACTGACACCTCGACGCTCGCCGACCAGGCTCAGCTCGCTTCGATCATCGAGAACCGTCTCGTGTACGGCATCAAGAACAACCTCATCGCTCAGATGGTTGCTTCGACCGACACGGCCAACGGCATCCCCTCGCTGCTCGTCACCGGCTCGGGCCGCGCTCAGTCGCTGACCTACGAAGTTGTCGCCAACAACCTGAACCAGACGCGCATCAACGCGATCGAGGCCGTCCGCCAGGGCATCACTGCCGTGCAGAAGACCTTCACGCCTGCCGCGTACATCTTGGCTTCGGCGTCGTTCATCGAGGCTCTCTCGCTCGCGACTTCGACGATCGGTACCTACCTGTTCGCCCAGCCGACCAGCACGACCCAGCAGCTCACGCTGTGGGGCCTGCCCGTCGTATGGTGCCCGCAGATGGTCATCGCTGACGACTCGGAGTGGGGCGGCATCGCCGTCGGCTCGTCGCAGTACGTCTCGCTGGTCAACCGCCAGCAGATCACTGTGGCCGCTTCGGAGAACGTCGGTACCGACTTCGTGGAAGACGCCGTGCGCTTCCGTGGTTCGATCCGTGTGGCTCTGACCAACGTCCGCCCCGAGGCTTTCTGCGTGATCACTGGTCACCTGCCTGCCTAAGGCCCAACACTGACGACGGAAGACCGCGCTTCCGTCGTCAGCCTTCCACCGCGGTAGCCAAACCCCGGTCATCTCTTTGAGGTGGCCGGGGTTTTTGGCTTTGCAGCAAGGGTCAAACAAGAACCCACGATCTACGAGGCGCGCAATGACCCTGATCTCCGCCGAAGACTACGAACTCTTTACCGGCTCGACCGCGCCCGACAACTTCGAGGCGCTACACAACTATGTAGTTTCGTCACTCGAAGACGTACTTGGCCGCTGGCTCGTCAGCCAGAGCTACAACGAGCACATCTTCCCCATCAGTAAAGACGGCGTGCTCTACCCTCGGGCTACCCCGATCACTACTGTTCCCGCTGGCTGGCGTTTCGACAACGATGCCGTCTACCTGATCTGGGACCTCTACGGCGGCTCGAGTGAACCGGTCAATCCAGCCGGATTCACGGACTACGGCATCGACAGCGGCATTGGCGCGGCTTACACATCGGACGGGCTCAACGCCAACTCGATCGATTACTTCTTGGTCCAGGGCATCGACATCACCTACACCGGCGGCTACACGCCTTACGGATCGGGTGGCCTTTACACCCCCTACAACGAAGTCCAAGCAAACCCAACCTTTCAGCTGTCGAGCGACTTGCCCGTGGGACTGGCGAAGGCAATCGCGTGGGGCATCCACACCAAATCCAACGCTGAGAACTTGGCGCTGCCCCGGGGCATTCAGTCGATGAACATTGCTGGGGAGTTCTCGGCCACGCTCGTGCCCGGCACCATCCTCGGACCCGACGGCTACCCAGTTCCTCGCAAGCTCAAGGCGGCGCAAGACCTCGGCGGCCAGTGCCTCACCCTCGCCGCCCCGTACCGGCGGTTGCGCAAATGATCGGCGCCAACCAAGCACTCAAGGTATTGACGCCCACCGTCGGCGACCGCGACGCCGAGGGCGTTCCTGTCACGACCTACGAAGTCACCGACGCCGTTGTCGGCAACCTTCACCAAAAGAACGCCCAGGAGTACGTGAACGGCACTTGGCAAACCGTTGAGCAGTGGCAAGCCTTTCTACCTGCCGCCACGGTCGTCGACCACAAGTGCGTTATTCAAGACGACGCGGGCACGAACTACCGCGTCGAAAGCGTCGCAGTTCGTCGTGGACCAACCGGCGCCATTCACCACATCTCTTGCACGCTGACGAAGGCCGGTGCGTGATGGAAATCAAAGTCACGGTGGACGACGCGGTGCTCTCGAATCTTCTGAACGGCCGTGAGATGGTCGATGTTCTGACCCAGGTGTCTACGTCGATCAACGCCGCAGCTCGCACCTACACGGGTGTCTTTACGGGCGAGCTTTACGACTCGATGCAATACGCGGTCAGCGAAACGACGACGGGTGCCGAAGCCACCCTCGGATCGGGCGCCGAGGACAACAACCCAGTAGCCCAGGCCGCTCTCAACTGGTACGGCCACGAGGACCCAAACGGTCTAACCGTTCGCGAGGACTACCCGCGTTGGGAGCCCGATCACGAGGTAAAGCCACACCCAACCCGACCCTACGAAAAGGCTCTCGAAGAGCTCGGCGTCGAATACACCGTGGCCCCTGAATGGATTGAGTGGGCCAAAGATGGAGGCAAGAAGTGATCGCCATTCCGCAACTCATGGTCACTTGGCTCAACTCTGACGCCAACATTGCAGCGACTACCGAAGGCCGCATTTCGACGATCTTGCAGCCCGACGCCGGATTTCCCGCAATCGTGATCGGCCCTGTCGGTGGCGGCCCCACCACGACGCCCTCGCGCAACGTAGACGCCTACGAGCGGTGGACAGTTCCCATTTACTGCCTGGCTGGTCGACGTGGCTCCGAACTGGACGACTTGCCCGACAACGTGGCTGCGTGGTCGCTTGCCCAGCAAGTTTCCCGTTTGTTGGCCACGTTAGATACGACGCACTTTGTGGACAACAGCGCCGAGATCGTCGCCGCCCGCGTCTTGAGCGTCACCCAAAGCGTCGATCCTGGCAACTTTGCCCGGGTCCTCATCAATGCCCAGATCCAAATCTGGAACCGCCAGCAGTAGCAGCAACCGTCACCACCAATCCCAACACAAGGAGCTAACCCGTGTCCTCGTCAGTAGACAACCTCATCCAGGGCCCCGGCCACATCTACGTCGCCCCCTACGGCACGGCACTGCCCGCTGCCGCCGACCTCGCCTCTTTGATGGCTGGCACCCTTTCGGGCTGGAGCTCGGTGGGTGAGACCACTGCCGCCGTGGACATTGTGGACACGCCTACCTGGGTTAAGGCCACCAGCCAGCAGCAGGCTCGCGACCTCGACGCCTCGATCTCGGCCATTGCCACCACCGTTAAAACGACGCTGCGTGAAGTGACCGAGGCCCGCCTTTCGGACTTGATCCGTGGCACGATGACGACCGGCACCAACGCCGACTCGTTCGCCCCTGCCGGTATCGGACCTGCTCCCAAGTTCAGCCTCGTGGTTGTCGGCCCCTGGCCTGGCGGCCAGTCGGTGGCCCTTGTTGCCGAGCGCGTTATTTACTCGGCTGCGCAGACCTTGAGCTTCGACAACACCAAGTACACCGAAGTTGCCGTTGAGTTTGAAATCTTGACGCCTTCGGACTCGGGCCCTGTCGGTGGCTACACGGTCTACGTCACCAAGCCAGCTGCTTAATCAATCCAAATAGTCCAACGCGGAGGACGCCATGAAGAACTACAACACGAGTGAGCCACCCAAGCAGCTAACGGAAACCGTCTGCATTGGGTGGCATCACCACCTCGAAAAGACCGAGGCCGGGCAAGAGATCGTCTACGACCTCAATGCCGCTGGTGAGCGCATCCCGAAGACTTACGAAATCGTGGCGTCGCTTTCGACGAATGACATTCTCGCCATCTACAAGAACCTCGGCCCCGACGCTGTGGCGGACTTGCCCCGGCGATTGATCGAAGGCGACATCGAGGTAGTGGTGGAGCTGGCCGGTGCCGTGTTCGGCAACGAGTTGGTCATGGCTATTGCCAAAGACCCCACCGTGGACACCGCCGCATTCATGTCGTTTTGTGCCGATGCTTTGGCCACGCTTGGATTTGGAGAGACCGTGCCGGACCCAAAAGCCGCTGCCTGATCGAGTGCTGGCACCTCTACTACGCGCTCTTCGTTGTCGGTATTTACGAGGCGTCACCAGCGCTCGCTCGGGCTGACCTTCGCAGGGAGTACGGCGTCACGCGTGACGATTTACCAAGCTTGCCCGCCGTTGAGTTCGTTGAGCTGATCGCGGGCCTAACCCGAGAAGCACGGGTGCGCGAGGTATTCATTTCAGCAACGGTCAAGAGGGAAGAAGAGCGGCCAAAGTCTACGGACGAGCTCTTGCGTGGTTTGGAACGTCACAAGGGCCGCGTGATTGTTGTGGAGGACTGACGTGGCCGAAAGCTTGATGCAGGCGATCTTGAAGATACGCCCCGAGCTTGACGTTGCCGCGATGCAGGCCCAGGTCAAGGAAGCGGCTACCAATGCCGCCGACGAGTTCTCGGCAGAGTTCTCAAAGACCGCCAGCGCGGAGATCACTGACAGCACGGCGACGGCGTTTGACGGATCAGTCGCCTCTGCGGGTGAGGCCGGTGCCAAAGCTGGAGACGCCTACGCCGCTGGCGTGGCCCCCGGTGTCGCTAAAGCTGGCGAAGAAACCGTAGCCGCGACCAAGAAGTCGTCAGAGATGGCCGCCGCCAAGAGCGAAGGCGCTTTGGCATCCGTCGGCAAGGCTCACTCGGCTATGACCTCGCTCGTCGGAATGGGTAGTGCTTTCGTTGCATTTAAGGGCGTCGAAGCTGCCATGTCCGCCGAGGCATCAGCCCAGACTGCTGAGATCGTCTTTGGCAAGGCCGCCGAAAGCGTTAAGAAGTTCGCAGAAGGCGCCGCCAACACAATGGGCCTCGCAAACGACCTCGCTTTGCAACAGACCAACCACGTCGGCAACATCGTTCACCAGGTGATGGGGGTTAGTCAAGAACAAGCCGCCACGATGTCCGAGAACCTGATCAAGCGTTCGAACGACATTGCCTACGCCGCCGGTGGAAGCCTGGCCGAGATCCAAAGCCGCCAGGCCGACCTCGTGACCGCCATGTCCGCCGCGGTTGCGGGCAAGCCAGCCCGAGCGCTCGCCCAATACGGCGTCATCATCAACAACACGACCCTGCAGCAAGAAGCGCTGCGCCTCGGCCTCGTCAAGTACTCGGGTGACCAAACAAAGGCCAACCTGCTCCAAGCCGAACACGCCATGCTGCAAGAGGACCTGACCAAAGCCATCGTCAAGTACGGCGCTAACTCTTCAGAAGTTGCGGTCATTCAGGCACGCATCACAAAGAACGAGGCCGACTACGCCAAAGCAGTTCAGGGCAAGGTCCCGGCACTGACTCAGGCTCAAAAGGCGCAAGCTGCCTACAACCTCGTTCTCGACCAGACGAACCAGTACAACGACTTCTTCAACAAGAACCAAAATGGATCGGCGGAACAGCTCGCCAAGACTAAGGCCGCGTTTGCCAACTTCGAGGAGAACCTCGGCGGAACGCTTTTGCCCGTCCTCAAAGACGTGATGGGTCCGTTGCAGAGCATGATGAAGCTTTTCACCGACTCACCCAAGTGGCTGCAGAGCACCATCGTCTACACAACGCTCGGCACCCTTGCACTGACCAAAATGGGCACTGCGGTCAAGGCTCTCAAAGACGGCTACACGTCAATGAAGACGATCATCACGGACATCGGGAACGCGTTCGACTGGGCCAAGAACAAGATCACCGGAAACACCGTGGCCCAGGACGCTGACACAGCGTCCTCGAAGAACAATGCCGCTGCCAAAGAAGCACAAACGAGCACGTCAGTCGCCGCCGCTGACGCCGCAGCGGTAGACGCGGGCGCTCAAACTGCCGATGCAGCCGCAGAAGAGGCCGCAACCGGAGCCGCTGTTGGTGAAGGGACTGCCCTTGCCGGACTTACCGCCGAACAAGTGACAAACGCCGGTGCCGCGCAAGCGGACGCCACTGCTCAAGCAGAGCTTGCTGCATCAGAGGCCGGTGGGCGTATGGGTGGACTTGCTGGGATCATGTCGTCACCCGTCGCTCGCGTGGGGTCTGGTCTTTTAGGTGCCGGACTACTGGCCTCGGGAGTAATGGACCAGGCCCACAACCACGTCGGTGGTGGGAGCGTCCTGAAAGACGCGCTTGGTGGTGCGGCTCTGGGTTTTGGTATCGGTGGCCCAGAAGGTGCCCTTGTTGGTCTCGCTGGTGGACTTGCCTACGGCGGCACGTCCTGGCTTATGCAGAAGTTCGGAATGAACCAAATGGCCACTGGCGGCACCGTTTACCCAACCGGCCGCATCGTTCAACTTGCCGAGGGTGGCGAACCTGAAGACGTAGTGCCTCACTCCAAGCGAGCCGGTTATGTCTCGGCGTTGGCGCCAACGGTAGGCGGCATGGTTGGCAGCAATACGTTCAACATCACGGTCCACAACGCTCAGAACCTCGACGCACAGTCGCTGGCCCGCGAGCTCGACCGCCTTAGTCGCGACGCCGCGTCCAAGTACACACGAACCACGAGGGTGCCCGCATGATCCTTTCTCAACTCGCAATTATTGCCCCCGACCTCACGACGAAGGCATTTTTGGGCAAAGTCTCATTCGACGGCCAAGGCTCGTTCACTGGCTACACACTTGACACGCTCGACATTTCTCCAGCTCCACTCGTCGTTCGTCGCCAGAAAATGCCCACCTTTGCCGGTGGCATCGTTGCCAGCGGCCACCCCGACATTCGCGACGTAAAGATCACGGGCACGATTATCGGCTCGTCAATCGACAACGCAAACCAGCTCTGGCAGCAGCTCTCGCAAATCTGCGGTGACCCACTTACCGACGTGATCCACTTGCAGTTCGTGCCGTTCCCCGCCTACCAGTCCACCCTGACCCTCGAGCTACAAGGCGTCGTGCAGAGCTTGAAGCCGACCCCGATGGGCGGGTTTCAGATTGGCTATGAGATCGCGTTCGTAGCTGGCCAACCATTTGCAAGCAACGTGGTACCGACCACTTGGGACCCGTCGCAAAGCTCGGGACCGACCTCAAACGGCAACGTTCTTAGCTACCCTTCCATCGAACTTGCCACGACGGGCGCTGTGAGCGCCCTGAATTTGTCGATTGCCCACGAAGACGGCTCGGTTGATTACTTCAACCTGACCGGTCTCTCGCTAACCGACAGCGGGACGATCTCGATTACTACGCGACCAGGCTTTGAAGACGTTCAGGTTCAACAAGGCTCGGCAGCCCCCGTACGTGCCATCAAATCCCGACAAGCCGGGTCGACGTGGCCCACAATCAAGCCCGGCAATAACACGGTGACCTTGACCACTACTGGCGGCTCCGCGGTAGTCACGTCGATTACTTGGAACGACGGATACACGCTATGAGCACGAACATTCACCAATACCCCGTCACGGGTAGTCGTGTCATTCCGCAAACGATTGGCGCAACGAGCGGCAACACGTGGGCGGTCTACTCGTTCCGTGGCGACACCCTCGAAGTTGCGGGCAAAACAATCTCTGCAGGCACCCGCGTCGACGCGACCACTGGCGAGACGCTTGTGGCTGTCTTGCTTGACACCTCGGGGAACGCAATCGCGTACGGTTCGATTGAAGGCCTTGACGGTCTCGCGTCGCAGATCAAGCCAGTGCTGGCGACCGATCCAGACACGGGCGATCTCTACATCGGCATTGATGTGTGGATGCTCGGATCAACGGACCGCCCTGTTATGCGATCCGAGGACGGCACGACTTTTACGATGGCGGCTGCCCCAAGTGGCAACCTCAATGGATCCGCGGTGTACGGGCTGGCCTCGGTGTCGGGAACGTCCTACTCCGGCAACTGGACTTACCGCGGCGACATTCCCAAGACCTACACGTCGGCGGACGACTACTTGCCACGCATTACTGCGATGACGAGCGGCGGAACCGGCAACCTCTACGTAGCTCACGCAGTTGCTCAGCAAGACACTGGCGAAACTCTTACCTCGACGGCTTCCATTTTTCAACGTTTCATCTTTGGTCCAGGAACCGAAACCATGCAGACCGCAATGTTCACGGTCGGACAAACGCCGAGCGTGGGACACCTCAACAGCGTGCAGTCCCCGTTCGTCATTGTCGAGTCGATGGCGGCTCACGGAGACAGCTTGTACGCACTGGCAACAATCGGTCGCGATGTTGGTGACTGGAGTCTGACGACTGCCGAAAACATCTCGTGGAGCTTTGACCAGCCCGGCACGGTGGTCGGTGGCGGTCAAATCAGCAACGCAAGCGCAATGGATTACAACCTGCGAACCACCGACTGGCGCAGTGGCGGAACTCCTCCGTCAGGATGGCGACTGTCGGAAGGCTGGCGTCGTGGTAGTCGCCTGTTTCACTTCTACATGGCCGAGAACCGACTCGGTGGAGAAGCGTTGGTCGTAGAGACATCTCATTACGGAAGTAGCCTCACCCACGCCCCAATCACCTACGACCCCTCGTCTGACGTTGTGTGGGTGGCTTCCGACAACATTACGGCTGGTGCCAACATCAGTTTCAAGAGCCCGAACGGAATCGAAGTAGCCAGTCCTGGATCGAGTGACGGTGACGCGTGTTCCTTCCTGGTTGGCTACACGTCCAGCGACTTGGCCGACGGTTTAGCCACACAAGTCACCAAACTCTTGACCAACTACGGACTTTTTGCCGGAGCCACTGGCACCGGAAACTTTGGCGACGGCAAAGTAGTCGCTTTTGTTTCTTCGGGGTACCGCGAAGCGGGAGACAGCTACTACAACCCGACGACCATCTTCGGAACCGATTACCAGCACAACGTTGGTGGCGTCGCCTTGACCGCTTACGACTCGGCTTCTGGCCTTAGCGTCGCCGCAAAATCGTCACCGACAGCAAGCGGCAACATGGTCACGCCCCTGTCATTGGCAGTGGCAGGAACCGCCGCGATGGTCGGTGGCACGTCGTCTGTCGGCATCGCCTGGACAACTTCAATCGGTCAAGGCCCGTCGGTAAGTGATGGTGTGACGGCCGCATCGCACATCTGGCTTACCTCAATTGACGAAAACCTTAACCTCGGCGTAGCCGTAAACAATGGCGGCACGACCGGTTCTTCCGTTTACCCAACGCAACCACAGGGATTGTTGCCATCCGTTGAACTTGGCGGCAACAGCATCGCCACGTTCACCACGACCGACCCCAACTCGTCGTCGATCAGTTGGTATTTCGGCAACTTCCCAGACCCGACCTACTCATTGTCCGGATTGTTTACGAGCCTCTTGCTCGTTGATCCGACGACGGGCGTAGACATCGGAGAGATTGCAGTGACCGGAACCGGCCTGTCGGCACAAGTGTCGTTCGCTTCGACCGACTTGTGGACCGGCTCTCGGACGCTCTACCTCGTTGCCAACGAAACCGGCACCACGAACTGGTCGCAGTGGAAAGAAATTACCGTCACGGTCACGCCACCAACCGGACCGACCGCCCCGACGATCTCGGGCTCGACGACAGTCGCCCCGACGATCATCGAAAACAACATCGCCGAGGTGGACATTGAGTGGACCGACCCGGACATTGGCCTGACCGGCAGTAGCTGGTGGCTTGAGCTCGGCCTTTACAACCCGGCAACCAATGCCGTCGTGTGGAGCGTGCTCTCGAAGGTATCCGACTACGCGGGGCGAAGTGGTGGCGCCGTCGTTCTCGAAATACCGGTGACCGACCCATTCCTATCCAACCTCGAGCAGCCGTACGTGACCGTCATGGCCACACCCGCGGCAAACAGCAGCAAGCTCGCTCGCCACTTGGTGATTACCCCACCAACGGGCTTCTCTGGTGGCTACCACTTTGCCGCTCGCGCCGTGAACGTGGCCCACAAGAAGGCACCGATCACCGGGGCTGTTTCATTCTTCTCGGGCACCGTGACTAACCACCCGGTTGCACCTGGTGCTCCATTTCCCGACACGATGCCTGGTGCCCAACCTGGTAGCTCCACGTCTCAGATTTTCACGGTCTCTGACCCCAACCCAGCCAACAATGGCGACACCTTCTCGTACAGCCTCGTTTCGGGATCGGGAACACTTAGCCAGTCCGCGGTTGGCCCAACTCAAACGCGCATCACCTTTACGCCCGCCGACGGCTACACGGGTCCGGTTTCTTTTTACATTTGGGCGACCAACTCGGTGGGATCAGGTCCGAAAACGCTCGTGCGTGGCGTGGTCAAGAACGAAACCTCGACGCTGATGCTTCAACTGCTCGACCGTCAAACCGGTGAGCTGACGCCCGTTTGCTACCTCAGTGAGTACGCATCGTTGCAGTGCAGCGAAGCCCTCAAGGGTTCGGGACAGTTGCAGTTCACGGTGTCGATTGCCGAGATTTACCGACGCTGGTCCGACCCCGTGACGCAACGCATCTTGTACGGACGACTCGCCCAGGCTGGAGACTCCGCCCTTGATCTTTTAGAGCCGGACGTGGTCGAGGCCGTCTTTAGCATCGGCGACGAAATCCGCCTGCAGGGTCCGATCACTTCGTACTCACTTGACACGGCGATGGCGTCCATTCAGGTAGTGGCGATGAACGTCACCGAGCAACTGGCGCACCGCGTGATCGAGAACAGTGGCGTTGTGGGCACGGGAGTCTTGCCCGCCGATCCCAACATGCTCGTCTACAACGACGAATACATCTCGGCGGTCTTCGAGGACCTGATCAACCGCGAGCAGGCCAAACCCTACGGTCACCTTGGCCTCGGGTGGAAGAACGCCATGACTACCGACATTCAGTTGCAGGGCGGTATCGCCTTCGAGCGCAACATGTTGATTAGTGCCGCCATGCAGAAGGTCGGGTCGCAAACTGTCGGTGGCGCTGAATACTGGGTAAACCCCGCAACGCGCGAGTTCACGGTTGCCGACCTTCGCGGAGAAAACCGCATCGGCGATCTCGTCTTTACCGAGCGCAACTCTGTATCCATTCAGATGGACGCGAAGTGGGACAACCTCGCCACTGTCGTGCGCGCCGAGGGCACCGGCGTTATGAACCCGACGCCGACCACGAACGGAACCGCCACCGACCCGACGACGGTGTACGGCGAATGGCCAACAGACTTAACGGCGACCGATGCGGACACCACGTCTGCTGTGGCGAACCTTGCTCGATACGGTCGCCACGTGACGCCGTTGTCGGCAACGTCGCTCACCGAAGCCAGCTCGCTCGAGCAGCTCTCGAAGCAATACGTCCAGAACAACGGCAAGACGCTCGTCACGGCGCAGGTCACCTATGACGCTGGCCCGCCGCTTCGTCCCTACGGCGTTCTCGACTTCCACGTTGGGGACTTTTGCACGGTAGAGGTATCGACGCTTGGTGGGTTGATCACCTTCCCCGCGCGCATTGTGACCTTGACGGTCGTCGTTGCGGACGGTGCCTCTGACAGTTTCCAGGTGCAATGCCAGTTGGAAAAGGTGACCATCGACGCCAACGGAAACCCCGTAGCTCCCGAAGCCCGCTCAATGCACTCGCCCGAGCTGCTCTCGACTTTGTACGACGCGCTGTTTCGCCAAAAGTAGGTCAGCAAGCGTCCCGGTCTATGACCGCCGAGCACGACCACGCCGCGCACCACAGCTACTTGATCCACTACCCAGATCACGCCCCGCGAGCGCACGACCCGCACTACGCCGACTTCAACGCCTATCACCGCAAGCACCGCGCAACGGCTCGCTGTCACATTGGTGAGCGGATCGGATACCAAGACTGCCGCGACGAGTTTGGCAACCCAGCCCCGGTGCCTGCGCGCGGCCCACAACCCGGCCTCGAGCTGCACCACCACCACATCGAGTTCGCGTTGATCGCTGGGGTGGACCTCGCGGCCCTCGAAATGGACTACCCGGGCGTTAGCAACCCCGACGAAGTGGGGACTTGGGTCAATAGCGCCGCCAACCTGATCTGGCTTTGTGCCTACCACCACCGCGGCGTCGGGGGTGCCCACAGCGTGGCTCACGCGGACTGGGAAGGTTCCCAATACATCGCGGGCCTGATTGCGCCTGCAAAGTAGCCACGTCGTCTTGCAGCAAGCGTCCCCAGTCATGCGCCGCTTGTTTGCCCTTCTCGCTTTTGTCACGTCCGTTGCCGTGATCGGGGTGCCAGCTGGTGCCGCGAGCAACCCACCGATCCAAACCGTGCCGTGCTCGCAGTGGCTCCGATTGATTGACGTGAGCTCGAACAACGGCGCCGTAGCTTGGGCAACCGTCGCCAAAGCCGGGATCGCGGGCGCTTACATCAAGACGACCGAGGGCACTTGGTACTCCAACCCCCTCGCACCTTCGCAAGAAGCTGGCGCGGTCAAGGCCGGTCTTCCGTTTGGAAACTATGACTACGCGCAGCCGGGCAAGGACAACCCGGCTCTCGACGCCCGCTACTTCGTTGCGCACTCGAACCCACACGCTTCATTCCCACCGGTGCTCGACCTCGAAGTCACCGCCACCAGTCCCGCGGCAACTTGGGCCTGGGCTGTCGCGTGGCTTCACGAAGTGGACGCACTTACGCACCGCACCGCCATCGTCTACACCGGCGCCTACTACGCGTTTAGCCAGAGCCACGTCATTGCCAACATCGCGCCGCTGTGGATTGCGGCGTACCCGCTTGGCGAGGGCGTAGTTCCCAAGGGTATTCACGCTTACGGGTGTGGGTTCAACGCTCCGCGCACCGGCGTCTGGAACTCGGCCGTTATCTGGCAGTTCACTGACGCGCTGTTTGTGCCCGGATACAAGGGCGATGCTTCGGTCACGACGCCTGCATGGATGAAAGCCAACGGCCTCGGCGCGGTTCTCGTCTCTCCACCCACCAAATCGCAGCCAGCATCGCCGATCTACACGGAACCCTCGACGGGCCCTGCCGTGGTCTTGATTCAGAAGACGCTGGCCAAGTTCCACCTTTACCCGTCCAACAAGATCGACGGCGCGTTTGGTCAAGCCACGCTCTACGGCGTCATGCTCTTGCAGCACAAGCTCGGCCTGCCCGCCGCGCAGTGTGACGGCATGTGGGGACCTACAACTATTCGTGCCCTCGCCGCTTACGAAGCCGCGCACGCTCCGGTGACCTCTTCGACGGTCAACGTGCCTATCCCGCAGCCGGTCCCGTCATCCGGTAGCCCCTGGGGTCTCTACCTCGTCATTTGTTTCGCGGTCCTGTCTATTGCAATCCCAACCCTCTACCGTCGAAAGAAGTAGCTATGCACTTGATTGCCTCATCGGTAATCCCAAGCGGTGTCACGTACACCTACTGGGCTATTGGTTTGATTTTCACTGCGCTCAGCGTGGCCGGGTCCCCGTTTGTGGTCAAGGTCTGGAAGCACGTACGCCGCCGCAATCAAAAGATCGACGCTCTCTACGAGGCCATCGTTGGCAAGCCCTCGTCGATTGAAGAGCCCTCGCCTGCCCCTGGTCTCATTGAACGCCTCGACAACCTCGAAGCGGCTGTTGCCGCGTTGAAGAGGGAAGTCACGCCTAACGGTGGCCAGACCAACCGGCTCGGAGACCGCGTGCGCCGAACCGAAGAAGCAATCATCGCCCTTGCCGAGCAGCTACCAAAGGCTTAGCCATGTTGAGTGTTGCGCTTCTGTGTTTGATCACTCTCTTTATTTCGAACCTTGCGTGCGTAGCCATGACGCAAGCCGAGGCACGCAACAAACCCGTTCTGGCTGGTGTGACTGAAGCCGTCTACGGCCTCGTTTACTTTCTGGCGATCTACTACAACAACGTAGGCATGCACCACGGAGTAGCTGGCACCGTTGCGGTCTTGGTCGCTGGCGTAGTTGGCAACTTCACCGGTTCGTACATCGGCACCAAGATCGGCGCCCGTTTGATCAAAGACGAGCAACGTGACGCCATCGAAGCACGCATTAAGCGCATCGAAGAAAAGGTGCGCTAACTCTTAGCTACCTCCTGGCATTCGCCCAGATTGCGCCGACGGTAAAAACGGTGCGACAGCAATCTCTCTTTGACACGGCACCTCACGCGCCCAGTGACCTCTGGCTCGAACGTTTGGCCAGCTACTTTGACGTTCTCGGCGCCACTAAGTCATTTGCGAAAGCGATTGAAGACGCCCGCGGTGACGTTAGCCACATTCCCCAAGATCAAGAGTGGGGCAAGCCTTACGAGCGCGCCTTGATTGCTCGACTCAAGAAGCCAGCGACGATCAACAAGATCAGCGCCGAGGTAGCAGTCTTGTCCAAGAAGCGGGGCATTGAACAACTGCAAGGCGTCATCATCGAAGCCCTGTCGGGAGAAAGACCGCCCGCCGACATTTGGGTTGAGTTCATTACTTCGTCGGGGCCGGTCGGGGTTCCTGTGAATGTAAAAACCCCGCGCAATGCGTTGGCCGCAGGTGATAACGGTCTCAGTTTGGCTGCGTTCGTTCATTGGGCCGTCGACCCTGACTTTGACATTCGCACCTACGGCGCTGCTAAAGGTTCCACCGCAACGATGGACGAGCTCATCGTGCGTTGGCTTCGTGACGACCTGCCATTGGTCAAGAACCGGGACTACTACTTTCTCAACGTCTACAAGCAGCCCGACGCCGCACGCTTTGGATTCGTTGGCGCCTTTTCGTCGGTGACTTCAACCGGTCTCGTCATGGCTCGTCGTCATGGTTCGCGAGATGTGGTGCGCGTCAGTTGCCGGGCCGCGCAGCTCTTGCCACCTGACTACCCAATCTCCCGCAAGCTCGCCATCGCCATGCTGCCTAAGCGTGGTCTTGATCAACTTCGGATCAGTGCCATCGGGGCCATCGCCCAGCTTGGCGATGACCTCGATGGCACCATCAAGCACTTCGCCACAATGAGCGACGAAGAGCTACTGCGCCGACTACTCAAATGAGTACAACACTTCGAGCAAACGCTGCTCGGTCTCGGGGTCTGACTCTTCGTCGTGCAAGTAGTTGCGGGTAAGGGTCTCGACGGAGTGGCCAAGAGCTGCGGCGGTGGCAGCAAGACCAAAGACGCGGACGCGGTGACTGGCCGCGCAGTGGCGCAAGTCGTAGACCGTAAACCTCGGTGCCCATCCCGCCTTGACCTTGCCCCGGCGGAGCACGGTGCCCCAGTGATTGGTCGTCGGCCAGCAATCCTTGCTCGTCTTGAACAGCGGGCCCGAGGTGATGCCGGTGCGCTCCATGTGTTCAAGCACCAAACGCTCGACGTAGGGAACCAGTGGCAACGTGCGGAAACTACGCGAAGTCTTGGGGTATCCCACGACCTCTGATGTCTCTGACCACTTGCCATCGTCGTCGTTGAGTGCCCGCGCGACCGTCACCGTCGCACGGTCACCCGTAAAGTCAAAGTCCTCGACTTCCAGCACGGCGACTTCTGACGGACGCAGACCAAGCAAGCCAGAGATCGCGCTCATGCACTGCCAGCGGTAGGTCGACGGCTCGTCGGTGGCCATTGCCTCGATGATCTTGTGGAGCGTAAAGGTGTTGGGGTACTTGGCTGCCTTGGGCGGGGTCATCTCGCTTTTGAGCTCGGCACCGGTAGAAGTGGCGGGCCATTCCACCTTGTCGAGAAGCTTGGCGGTGACAGCAGCTTTGAGTGCGGTGACAGCGGGACGGCGGCGTGCGCTGTACGACGCCGGGGCAAGTGCGGTTCCCGATGGGGACGTTTTCATGTTCTCGGCAACACGAACAAGCGTGTCGGCGTCGAGGTCGTTGATGTGAAGACCGAAGCGGGCGATCCACTTGGTCAGGTCGGGGGGCAAGGTTGCGGCTTCACCTTTGGCACATTCGCGAAGCCAGTTCTGGATTTCGGTGACCCAGGCGACCTGGGGAGCAGTGGCGTTTGGCTTAACAGCGGCGAGGACGAAATAGGAAATGCCCTCGGAGTAGGTGCGGCGGGTTCGTGGAGACAGACGGGCCCAGCGGCCAGTCATGTAGGAACGCATGAAGTCGAGGACCAAGACCTCTTCGATCACGTCCATAGTGACCGGGAGCAGCGTGACGGGGTTCCAGCGCACGCCCTCATTGACGGCCTTGCAGAGGTCGGCGTGGAACTGAGCGGCTCCGCCGTCGCCCATGAGCTTGCGGAACGAACGGGACGTGGCCTCGCCATTGACGCGCCATTTGACGACGTAGGGGCTTGGGCGATTTGGGAGTTCGGAGATTTTCTCCTGAACGGTGACTCGTTGGTGCCGCGCCATTAGGCAACCACCAAATCTTCGAGCCAGGTATCGAGGTCCGCGGTGCGGATACGAAGCTGCCCGTTGGGAAGCTTCGCAAAGGTCAGGCGCCCGCCACGGCGCCAGAGGTCGAGGGTGGATCGCGAGACGCCCAGATAGTCCATCGCTTCCTGGTAGGTCATCCACTTCTTGTCCATTGTGTATCTCTTTCCGGCTGCTTGTAAAAGGCAACCGGTCTTAGTATCCCCATCGCGCTCGCCAGTGCATACGCCGTCACCACTGCGCCCAGGCGAGTAATCTCTAGTGACAGTGGTTCCCAGTTGTGCGTGATTCCCCCCAATGTGTGCAAAATGTGTGCAACGGGCGGAAGCGGCAAGCATCTGGAAGCCATTGTAGTGCCAAAAACCCTTATAAAATAAGGGCTCTAGCGGGCGTAGCTCAATGGTAGAGCATCAGCTTCCCAAGCAGTGGGCGCGGTCGGATTGAGACCCCCGAAATCCTAGAAATCCCTTGTGGTTTCTGGGATAACCCAATAACGGCCCACTTTTTCGATACCCAGGAATACCCAGTGATTCGCAGCCATTCGTAGCCAAATGTGTGCAGAATGTGTGCAGAGCGGCGATCCGTACGGGACTCGAACCCGTGGCCTCCACCGTGACAGGGTGGCGCGCTAACCAACTGCGCTAACGGACCGGGTGTCTACTCTTCGCCAGCTTCTCGAGCCCGTTCCCACATCTCGCGCAGCTCGCACGCTTCGCGCACGGCAACGGTGAGATCGAACGACAGCTCGACGCACTCGTCGATGGTCAAAGGCTTGGACAGGCGGCCTGTGGGCTCGACCCGTGGCTGGCCATCAACGAGGTAGACGGTAAAGAAGTTCATAGCTTTTACAGTCCCCGCCCGGGGTCATTTGGCAACCTCACCCCAGGAAAAATCTGAGCTTTTCCGCAAGGGCCTCGCGAAGGTCGCGCACGCCTTGTTCGAGTTCTCGCAGGTCGTTGGGCTTGACCTTCGGATCAGCAAAGCCCTGGGCAACCTCTCGGTCTGACAACGGACCACGGGCGACCACTTCGCCACCCACGACTTTGCGTGGTTCCGCCATAAAAACCTCGGCAACAATGAACGCCTCAATCTCGGTGAGATCAAGGCTGGCGAGAGCCTCCTGCACCGCTTGGCTCGTGGCATCGCGGTCCTCTTGTTCCAGCAAGGCGCTCTCGATGTCGAGATCGTCTGTGACGGTCTCAAACACAGTGAAGTCGTCAGTGGATGGCATCACCTCGTCGCCGGATACCACTCGGGGGCGTTCGACGATCCGACGCACGCGTTCGATACCGATGGACTTTCCGTGGGCTTCGCTGAGCTGGGCGGCCAGGTCTTCGAGAGAAAGCTCAATACCCTCGCCCATCGCTTCGGACTGGCGGCGTCGAATGAGGGCGTGGAGGCGTTGGGTCTCGTAGCCGGTTCGGATCGGAGCAGCGTTGCCCTCGAGCTTCCAGCGCACTGGCTGAAGGTATGGCTTGACGTGTGTCACGAACTTGGCGCCGCGGGTGGGGTCGTAGGCGTCCACTTTGGCGAGTGCGACCAAGACGATCTCGTGCAGGTATTCGGTGACCTGGTCTTCGCTCCACGAAGCGAACGCATTGGCGCGGGCGTAGTTGATAAAAAAGCCGAGGTGGTGCTCGACGATCTGAGCACGAAAAGACGCTACGAGGGCGTCATTGTTGGCGTGTCGGGCCTCGGCAAGGGCCTCCCACAATGGGGCGTCGGATTCCATCGCCACTACCGTCCGCGCTGACTGCCAGAGTGCAATCAGCGCGGACGACGTGCCTACATCAGATGGCCGGAAGTTCAGCCAGACGGGTCCGGTACTGGCGCTCGGCTTCGACGTTTGCAACGGCGGGCTTTGCGAAGGGCACGGCGGGGCCGACACCTTCGAAACGCATCTGCTCGCCAACGAAGGTCAGAGGAATGGTCACACCAGCGCGGCCACCGCGGTTCTTGGTCAGGTGCAAGGCGTGCGTCCCTGACTTGTCGAACACGTCGCCGGTAGTGCCGAGTGCAGCTTGCTCGGTGACAAGGATCACCTGACTGGCCCAGTATCCAATCTGGTCCGATCCACCGAGTGCGGCGGTTGTCGGCGTGCGTCCGTTAGCAGCTTCGCGGTTGAGGTGGTGAAGCAAGAACACCGGACAATCAACGCCACCGCTCGCCTTTGGCAACGAGAGGCTGGCGACCTGGCGGGTGACTTCACCCATCCCGAGACTGACCTCGGAGGCGGTGCCACTGACACGACTCGCACCGGTAAGGCCCCAAAGGTTGTCAATGAAGACAGCCCCGACGCCATTGGACTGGTGCGACGCCCAGACCTGGACACGGTGAACGATCTTGTCGATCGGTTGCCCCTGGACTTCGACGATGGTCAGGTCGGTGTTGGAACCGAACCACTCGAGCACGCCTCGCACTTTGGCTCGCTGCTCTGGGGTCGGGCTCTTTTGGATCTGCCAAAGCGGAATGTGGGACGTGTTCGCAACGATGCGCTCAGCCACTTCCTCGATGGTCATCTCAGTCAAGAGGTAAAGCACCGACTTGCCACGGCTCGACATGTAGCGTGCCATCTGCAAGGCCAGGGCCGACTTACCGGCACCTTCACGGCCACCGATCACGCAAAGGCGACCGGGCTGGAAGCGCACTACGTCGTCGAGTTCTTGGATACCGGTTGGCTCGATGTTGGCGTCGGGGAACTCGGCGGCGAGTTCCAGTCGAGCCATCATCGGTTCAGTTATTTCAGATAGGCGTGCAGCGCGCAGGTCCTTAAAGCCTGGGATTTCGTTGCGCACAACTGATTGTGGGCGGTTTTCAGGCATTGGCCTTCTCCTTCTTCAAGATGCTGGTGAGGTAGTTGATGGGGTCACCCTTCGCACCAGCAGCGGCGACGGGCAGGTATTGGATGGTGCGGAAGCCGTGGTCACGGCGCAACGCTGAAAGACGACGGATTGACGTGGGGTCAATGTCGGAGCCAAAGAACGTGGCGGCGGCGTGCAGAAGAACGCTGTTGAGCAGCGATGCTTCCCCGATGCCTTTAACGTCGGCGTACTTCACTGCGGCCTGGGGCACGAGGACTTCGTAGACGTAGCGGTAATTGTCCATCGTCGCTTCGGCGTCGCCGTCAAAAACTGCCTTGTCGCAGACATCCGCAACGCGGCGGCGAACTGCGGCGGCGTCGAGAACATCCTCGGCAGGTGCGGCTTCGATGACTTCACGCTGACGCTGGTGGCGCTTGCGCTGGGTCGCACCCTGGCGCTTGGCCGCGACTTCTTCGGAGCTTGTCTGCCATTCGAGGTAGGCAGGAACGATGTAGTCCTTGCCATCTTCCACCCAGAGCCCGAGTTCGAGCATCTGGGGGATCACCTCGGACACGTCCTCGACGATGAGGCGCTTGGCCATGAGCTTCGGGATACGTCCGTCAGTCAGGTTGCGCGAGCTATAGCCGATGCCAGCCAAGAAAAGGCAAATGCCGACGGCTCCGATCTCGAGCATCTTCGGGTCGTCCATGAAGTTGTTGGACACTTTGAACCAGTTCTGCATTAGGCGTCCTTCCGGGTGAGTCGGATCATTCGGGCGGTGTCGCACGCGGCCTGTGGGCGGTAGTGGTCAATCTGCACAAGTCCCGCGGCGCGTAGCTCGTTCAGTGCTCGCTGCACTGAACGAGTACGACGGGCCGTGAGAGTGGCGAGCGTTCCGTTATCAACGGTGGGCGGGCACTCTTCGAGAACTTCGACGAGACGGACGGCGGTGGGGCTAAGGCGCTTCATTAATTGGCCTCCACGATCTCGGCTTCTTCGACTTCGCCAAAGAGGTCGTCGGGCGTCTTGTTGGTGGCCTGCTCGATGAGAGCATCAACGTCGGCGTCGGTCAGAGGCTCCATGCCTCGACCGTTCCAGATCGCCTTAGCGCGGTCTACGTCACCACCGCACGCGTCAAGCAACTGGCGCTTGGCAATGGCGGCAGGCACCAGGTCAGGGTCAAGCTGCACGGGAGCCACGTCGAGTGGGCGAATGGTCGGGGCGTCGATACTGGTGAGCTCCTCGGGCGTGTAGCTGATGCCAGAGATCACGTCAGCGAACAACGAACGGCACAGCTGCGAAGTGGCACGCGCCAAAAGCATCGCCTTTGGGTAGGTCTTCCAAGCACCACCACCAGCGAGGCCCGCGGTGCGGGCGTCGGCGATCGTGAACGTCGAGCGCTCGATGGTGCCGTCGTCGGCACGCTTGCCTTCGAGAACGCAGGTCTCTGGCGTGCTCTCGATGGTGGCAATGCTGTGACCAGCGCGACGCACCAGAGCACGCATCAGCTCGGGGCTGGCCGACGGCTTGCCCTTGATGACGTTGATCTGCTGGAGTGCCTGCATTGGGCCGATGCCGAGCTCGCGACCGTAAAGGATCGCGGCCAGGGTCTCGGCGGGCTTGCCACGGAACGAGTCCGGCACAAAGTTGGTCGAGCACAACGTCTCGCTGAGCTTGAAGAGCTCACGGATTTCTGCTGCTGGTGGGACCAGTGACTGGCTCTCGGTGTAGGGGGTGATGTTGGTCATTCTGTGGGTCTCCTCAACCCTGGTAGAAGGCCCGACCTACTTGGTCGGTTTAACCTTCGTGGTGAGGACGGTCCGGACCTGTCACGGTGTGTCAAGTAAAACTTTCAAGTTCACCCGAATGGGTGAGCTTGGGGCCGTTCTCGCATGACTACCGTCCGGTGTGATTTGCGTATTGCACTCTCTGTCACGGGGTGACAAAACAAGGCCCAGCGCGCAGCGGAAGTTTCTTTTCTATTTCTGTTTCTGGTGCTGTGACATCAGCGTGACGCACTGAACCTGTCACGCGTGACAAAAGCGTGACGCCGAGTGCTCCCAAAAAGAAGGGTTGCACAATCACTTTTGCCCCGCACCGTTAGAGATACGGGATCGGGTGCTTGATCCTCTGGGTTTGCAACAAGCACCCGGTCCCCCGATCTAAGGAGACCCAATGACTACCGAACTCACCCCCGAAGAGACCGCACAGCTGACGGTCGTATGGAGCAACTGCAACCCGCCGCTGTTCCCGACCAAGCCTGGGCCCTGCATCATGGTGGACGACTCGTTGGGCTACCAAGAGCACCGCGACCGGATCACCGTCACCGTGCCCGCCGTCACGATCTGGGACTGGAACACCGTGCCCGACGCTCTCAGCGTGGGCTTGATCGTCACCGCCCTCGACGTGCTCGACATCGCCACTCAACAAGACCTTTCGATCCTGAACCCGCCGCCGCGCTACGACGAGCTCTTGGCCATGCTCGGCCACAACAGCTTCGTTAGCGAGGACTGGGAAGAGGCGCCCGACCTGTCCGAATACGGCGACTGGACCGATGCCGTAGCCGTGATCGACCCAGAGTTCTGATTGCGACGAGGGGCGGACACTTGGAAATAGGGCGGGGCGTGTGCATGGAAAGCTACGACGGACAAAATCCCATGTGTGATAAGGGCAAACGGCAATCCACACAGGTGGCAAGCGACGCATGAAATCAAGGCTCAACACAATGGGTAAAGAGCGCAAAGTATTGGTCTACGTCGATACAGATGGCTCATGGATACCCGTATGCAACCCAGACTGTGCCTCAATCCTGCTACTTGGAGGATTTAGGGACATGACCGCCATCTTGGAGTTCCAAGTGGTGGAGATCACCGGCGAGCTCCCCGACTGCTTGCACTGCGCAAACTGCGGCAAGTGGCTCTTCATTCCGCTGGTGTGCTTGATCCACGAACAATCGTGCCCGTTTCACTCGTGGATGGTGTCTGCCGCGGCGGAAAGTTTTATGAGCTACTGGAAGCTCGAGACCAATGGACAGGTCCCCAACGACGCCCAGTGGGAAGAGGCCAAATCAATGGCCGTGCGAGATCAGACGCTCACTGGGGCCGCCATCGCCCGCGAACTACTCGACTAAAAAAGCAACCCCCTACCAGCCAATGCCGGTAGGGGGTTGTTCTTAGAAGTCGTCGAAATCCAAGTTTGACCAGTTCTCGTCGTCGAAGTCCGTGAAGAAATCCCCACGCGTGTCTTCGAAGACTTCCTCGAAGTTTTCCAGGATGCTTTCCCAAGCAACCCAACCGAGGGTCTGGCTAACCAAGTCCATGAAGAGCTTCTCGTCACGAACTTGCATCGCGCAAAACGCGAGGTAGATCACGTGGCTCATCTCGAACCGCTTGGTCGAGCTCATCGGCTGGTGCTTGAAGTTGCGCACTGAAGTCTCGATGAACTTTTGCAGCTGCTCGGTAGACATTCCCTCGAGAACCTCGAAGGGGTTGAAGTTCGGGTCGTTCTTGGCGAATGCCATGAGAAGAGACGCGAAGTCGGTGGATAGGACAGTTGCCATGGTGGCTCCTTTGCTTTCGCTCCGGGGCCACGCCCCGAAGTTCGGGGTTGGTTGCTTGGGGCCTGAGGTCCCGCAGAACGGCGCGGGGATGGTGGATAGGAGGAGAAAAAACTCACACCACCGCTGCGCCGTCCTGCGCGACCCCAGGGCTTTTGCCTGGGGTACTTCGTTGTCATCGCTTTTGCGGTGCGTATAGGACAGTCCCAGGTGCCTTGCGTTTGTCAAGACCTTTTGCAAAAACTTTTGCGCCGACGGTGATCCCTATGCTCACTCGCCTTTTTTCACTCCTGCTTTCGCTCGGCCTGGTGGGTGGTTTGACCGCCGCGTCGATCAATCAGCTGCAGCCGCTCGTGGATCAATCCGCGCAGACTTCGGCCACCGCGTCGATCAATGCCATCGTCGAAGCGGCCAACGCCTACTACGACACCGGGCTCACTTGGAGCGACGCTTTGAGCCAGGCGGCGGGTGAGAGCTTGCAAAACCAAGCGACCACAATCACCGGCTCAACGGTCACTTGGCAAACGCCCGACTACTGCTACCAAGCGGACACTTCCCCTGGTAGCGCCGTCACGATCAACCCCTGCTGAGCAGCAACCGTCACCACCACCCGCGACCCTCGGAGTTCTCTTTATGCTTATCCCCAAGCGCACATCAGGCGGCACGACTTCCTCGACACCATCCAGCCAGGCTCGCGTTGGCACCGTCATTTCTGTGGACCCAGTGGGTATCACTGCGACCGTGAACTACATCCGCGGCGGCACTGGTGTCGCGTTGCCGGTGTATGCGCCTTCGCTTCCCCAAGTCGGCGCCCAGGTGCTTTGCGAGAACCTTGACGACAACACGCAGGCGGTCACCGGCATCTTGATCCCGCCGTTTTCTCCCGCCGCTATTCCCAACATGCTCGCCTGGTTTGACGCCTCGGACGCCACCTCGCTGACTATGTCGGGTTCATCAGTCATGCAGTGGGGCGACCGGTCGGGCACGGGCAACAACGCAACGCAGTTCCTCGGCGTTGGTTCACCAGTTCTTGTTCCGAACGCGGTAAACGGCCTTCCCGCCCTTCAGTTCGGTGTCGGCGGCGTGCAGACCGGCTTCCAGATCGCCAATGTTGCAACGAGCCCCAACTGGACCATGATCTCGGTTGTCGTCCCACCTTCGGTCGACAACCACAACGTCGTTATGGAAGCTGCCAACGACCACGGCAACTTCCAGCTCACTACCAGCAAGGTAATCTTCTTTGGTGGCTCCGCCCTTGAAGTGACGGGAGTAGTCGCTGGCCCCAACCTGGTCACTCTCATCAACGGCAGCCCCTCGACCGGCCAGGTCAATGGTGGCGCTTTGGTGACTGGCAACACGGGCTACAACACGCCGCAGGGTCCGTGGTCGCTCGGACTGGCCATGATCCAGACCCCACAGACGCAGGCTTTGCACTTTGACGGCCAGATCTGCGAATACCTGCTCTTCAACCGCTCGCTTTCGTCGGTTGAGGTTGCCAACGTCCAGCTCTACTTGCGCACCAAGTGGGGATTGAGCTTCTAAGGAGAATCATGAACATCACCACGACCCCCACCCTCGTTGTGCCAAAGGAGATCGGAAACAGCGATCTTCAGAACACCGGCACCGACATCGTTTACATCAACTCCACCGCCGAAACTTGCACCTCGGCGCTGGGTCTCGTGCTCAACCCGGGCGACGCCTGGTTTGGTCAGGGCCCGGTCTACGCCTGCACAGCGTCGGGCACCGGCACCCTTGCGGTCATGCTACCAAGCAACTAACAAATGAAACAAGCAAGGCGCGGTCTCTTCGGGGGCCGCGCCTTTTGCTTTGTTCAGCAAGGGTCGGGCTTATGAGTGAATCCACCGAGCCCTACGCCACCCTCATCGGTTGGAGCCTCGCAGTCCTCGACGAACCATGTGAGTGCGGTGGCGACTTGCTTTACGTCCTCTACGGCGTATCAACCGCGACGACCGTGGATGGCATCTACCCCGGTGGCATGTGCATGCTCTGTGGCGCCGAGTTCATCTCCGACGGCACGCTTAACCCGATCGACAAATCCGAAGACGAGTAGCCAGCAAGTGTCCGGGGTACCAGATACCACGGAGAACCCCAAATGGCCAAGCGCCTAACCCCCGAGCAAGAACAGCAAATCATTGAGCTCTCGCTGCTTGGCATGTCTCGTCGTGCCGTTGCCGCCCAGGTCGGTTGTACCCCCAAAGTCGTCCAGCAGCGTTGGACTGCGTATCGAACCTTCGACCTGCAAGAGCGAATGGAAGGCACCGTCGAGGAAACTCGCCAAGACTTGATCTACCGACACCAGCAAGCCGCTCTGGACGCTCGACGTGGCTACCTTGCAGCCCGGCAAAACGCCGACGATGGCGCAGCCGTGCGCTACCTCGCCCAAGAGCTCGCCAGCCTTAAAGAGATCGCCAAGCTCACCGGCGCCGACATGCCGACGAAAGTCGAGCACAGCGGCGACGTTCCCGTCACCGTGTTGCGCATTGTGGAAGAGATCACGCCGAAGGACGCGTGACCGTGGAGATCGAATACCGGATCAAGGTGCAACCGCACCAGGTCATCCCGAGCGGCACCTGGCACACCTGCGTTCTGCTCGCGGGTCGTGGCGCTGGCAAGACCTGGAACGAAGCTCGCTGGCTCATCACCCAAGCACTGACCTACCCGGACACGACGTGGATGGCCGTTGGGCGCACCTGGGCCGAATGTATCCGAGTGCTCGCCGAGGGTGAGGGTGGGTTGCGCTGGCAGATCATGGGTGGCAACGGGGGCGACAACCTCGAAGCTTTGCTTGATGGGGGTTCGTGGGACAAGGCGTTCTCGCGCTCACCTGGTCGCGCCGAGCTGCGTTTTGCCAATGGCTCGGTGATCCGTCTCGGTAGTGCCGACCGCCCGGCCTCGCTTCGAGGAACTAACGCCCACGGCAGCGTCGGCGACGAGGTGGCTTTCTGGCCCGAAGAAGCCCTAAACCAGCTACGACTAATCACGCGTCTCAAACTCCCCGACGGCACGCCCTCGCGCATCCTTATGGCCACCACCCCCGACGGCGAGAACTGGTGGAGCCGCCAGTGGCTGAAGAAGGCCCCAATGCCCGGCGTGGTCTATGTCGGCTCGAACGATCCGACGCTGCCACCCGACCCACCGCCGTCATCGTTTGCCAATGCCCACACCGACGAGAGCTGGAAGTCGTCGCTCGTATCAATGTACGAAGGCACCGACCTCTACGAGCAAGAAGTGCTGGGCATGGTGCTCAACGCTCGCGGTCAGATTTACAAGGGCCTCTCGCAAGTCAAGAACTCACGAGGTTGGCGCTGTGACGAAAGCCTTGACGAACCGTTGGTGTGGCCGACGCCAGACACCGCCGAAGAAGTGATCGCCGGGCAAGACCTCGGCACCGAGCACCCCAGCGCGTTGATCATCCTCGCCCGCGTCGGAACGACTTGGTGCGCAGTGGCCGAAGTCGTAAAACCAGCCGCAACCGAGCAGGACTGGTACGACATGATCGCGCCGACGTTGGCCCTGTGGCGGCCTCACGTCGTCTGGTCTGACGTGAACTTTCCACAGACCACCAACCAGCAGCGTCGCCGCGGGTTGCCAGTCAAGGACACCACCAAAGGCCCGACCTCGGTCATGGAAGGCATCCGCACGGTGCAAGGCGTGATCAGTTCGGGCAGTCTCGTCGTGGACCTCGACGCGTGTCCGAAGCTTTGGCAAGAGCTCAACGGCTACCGCTGGGCGGTCGATGCAAAAGGCGACCCGGTAGAAAAGCCGGTCAAGAAGAATGACGACGCAGCCGACGCGTTGCGCTACGCCCTTTTCATGGCGAGCACCAAGCCCAAGAAGCGCGCTCGCTTTGCTGGACGGGCCGACCTCGAAAGCCAAATGGACTACGAAGCCGGGCTCATCCAGGGCATGCCCAGCACCCTCACCATTGGACCGGGCTCCTCGCAGCAAGTGTGACAACCACAGCACGCGGATTTCCTTAGACCTACTAACCGCGGACAGGAGCAGACGACGTGGCTACTTTCTTCGGGCGCAAGCGCCAGCGTGAGACAACCACCACTGACGCACCCGCAACAGAGACACGTGATCTTGGCTGGGCCTCAATCGGCACTGGTGGTGGGGTGTTCCAAGACCTCGGCTTTGGCCAGGTCATCAATGGCGATCAAGGCCACGGCCAAGAGACGCTGCTCGCCGCCATCGTCAATGCCGTAGCTGCCGACGTTGCCAATGTAAACAACTTCGAGATGAAGGCCCGTCAGCTCGGCACTGGCAAGGACATCACCGACACCGACCCCTACTGCCACGCCTTTAACGTCGCCGCCAACCAGTCGCTACACGCCGTCGCGCTTCGTTCGTTCGTCAGTCTTGCCCTCGACTTCACGGGTGAGGTGTTCTTGCAAGAGATGCCCGCCCCTGGTGGTGGCGTCACGCTTTCGCCGCTTTACGACCGCAAGATCAGTGTCGTAAAGGCCGCACCTGGCCAGCTCAACAAAGACGGTTCCCGTGCGATTATCGCGGGCTACATCGAGCGCAACATGCAGGGCATCGAGATCGGTCGCTACAACGAGCAGGGCTACGCGATTAGTGGCACCGCCCAGGGCCGACTTCACCGCATCCACTACGGCTTTCCTGGCGACCCCTACAAGGCGCAGCCGTTCGTGGCCAACGCCGCCATTCCGATCTCAACCGTTCACTACTCGAACCTCGCGATCCGCAGCCTCATGGCAAACAGTGGCGTGCCGGGTGGGATCGTCAATGTGCTCGACGAGGACGTGCCAGATGACGAGTTGGGCCTTTACGAACGCCAGCTCAATAGCCGACTGACCGACCCGACCAACAAGGGCAAGCTCTTGGTGTTCGGCACCGACACGAAGTACGAGCCGCTTTCAACCACGGCACCGGGACAGGGCTGGGCTGACCTCGCCAACGTCGCTCGCCAAGACGCACTCTCGACTTGGTACATGCCGCCTTCACGTCTCGGCATTGGTGGCGCCCGCACCTACGAGAACCAGCGCGTCGAACTGGCCGCCTACTTCAAGAACATGATCCTGGCCCGCTTGACGCTGATTGCCTCGGCGCTTTCGGCTGCCACCCGGCAGATGGGCTACGAGCTCTACTTCGAGCCCAACGATGTGCCCGAGCTGGCCGAAGACACGAGCTACAAGCTCAACCAGGCCGTACAGCTGTGGGACGCCGGGTTGGTCACGCTTGACGAAGCTCGCGAAACCGTTGGCCTTCCCCCAATCGGTGGCGAGAAGGGCTCGACGTATGTGTCTGACACCAAGTCGCCCACCATCATCACGCCGCCACCTGCAGAGCCCGGCACCACAGTCGGCCACAGCGTCGGCGATCTTGCAGCTCGGGAGGCCGATCCGCTCCCTTTAGTTCGTGCGGCGCAAGGGCCGCACGATCTCGCCGTTGGTCTTGACGGCGCCATTGACGATGGCATCGACCACTTCGGTGCCTTCGCCCAGCGCTACCACGAGCGCGTTTACCGCCGCGTAGCGGGTGCGATCAAGACGCAGGCCAACGCCAAAGACACCGACGCCGCCCGCAAGACCAACACGCCGCACCTCAACGCCGCCGACGTGTTTGCCATTGGATCGTTCAACCAAGAGCTACAGCAAGACACTCACGACAAGCTCAAGGACCTCGCGGCCCTCGCGCTCGGCGTGCTCGCGGTTCACTACCGCAAGCCATCACTGACGATGTTGCCCGCCCAGCAAGAAGTGATCCAGCGCCGCCTCGACGTGTTGCTCACCACCGGCCCGAAGGGTGGGTTGCCCTGGAATGACGCGATTGGTCGTGACTTGCAAGGCATCCTCGACACCGCCAAGCTCGAACCGACCTCAGTCATGGACACGCTCGGAAAGGTTGCCGAGATGCTTGGCGTGACCATCAACACCGACGGCCAAGTCGTCACGGGTGACGTGCTTGGTGACCGTGCGATCCAGGTGGCTACCAACACGGCCCACAGCATGACCAACGACCTGGCACTGGCTACCTACTCAAGCCAGGGCGCCCAGATGAAGTCGTGGCAGTCGATGGGCGACGAGAAGGTGCGAGACACCCACGTCGAGGCCGACGCTAAGTATTCGGGCGACCCAATCCCGATGGAGCAGCCGTTCGAGGTTGGCGCGGATTTGCTCATGTTCCCCGGCGACCCAAGTGGCTCACCTGAAGAGACTTACAACTGCCGTTGCGTTGTGGTACCCGTAGACGCCAACGGCAACGCAGACGCTTAGTCGAACACCAGCCCGGCTTCACAGCCGTTTTCGCAAAATACCAAGGGTTCGGGAATGTTCATGTTTCTCCTTCTCGCACCCGGTCGTTTCGTGTGCCCCTTTACTTGTCACGGGGTGTCACAGAAATGCACACAGGTCACGAAGGTGGCTGTTTGAGCCCACGGCGTGAGTAGATCTGTCGCACCCAAGCCTTGCGGGTCATGCCGTTCTCGTCGTGCCGAGCAACGGCCACGCCGACCTCGTAGACCACCCGTCGAACTCGACGTGACCGCCTACGACGGCGCCAGGACTTGTAAGCCCCGTAGCAATACCCAAGCAACCAGGCGGCCAGCACGGTCGTGACGTTGTGTGGGATCACCAGCCGTCTTCTTCACGGTCGCGTTTGTCCTGCTCGTATTCGCCCCACATGTCGCCGATGAACCAAGAAAAGACGGCCACGGCGAGCAGGCACTTGATGTAGGTCGGATCCATGCCATCAGGGTGTCAGTCCGTTTGCTCTAAGCATTCGGGGTTGAGAAGCGAGAGAAGTTGCCAGAGTGCGCCTTTGCCACGATCAAGGTAAAGCGAAGCAACCACCGGAAGATGGTCAGGGTATTGGACGTCCCAGAGCACTTCCAGTTCTTGGCAAAGGTTTTCGCACACTTCGGCGACGGGCAACTTTTCGCCTTTGTCGGAAACTATGGCGGACCCTGTCACAGCGACATCAACACACGCAGCTCGTCGCTGCTGGGCATGGTGGCCGCAAGGTAGCGCAACCTGCCGGGGGCGGACTGAACTCGAGCAC